TTTATCAGATTTTACACTACAATTCAATTCATCATGTACCTGTAATAGAGGAACTATCCCCAATGTTTCATATATATTTACCATGGCCAGCTTTGTTTGATCTGCAGCTGTGCCTTGTATTAATCTATTTAATGCCTTGTATGTACCAGCTCTTTTAATATCACCAGTCCATTTAACACTAGCTTCATCATGGGGTAAAGATTTGTGAAATACTGGTTGTTTAGTTATAGGATCCATCTCAAACCAAGCTGGTTCCCATCTATCAAATCTACATTTACGGCCTAATTTAGTCCTTATAGATCCCACTTTATTAGCTTGATTCATAACAGCTTCTAACATTCCTTGCATGAAAGGTACTTTTTCTCTGAATTGATTTAACAAATCTTTAGATTCTTTAGGAGAAATATCTAAATCAATAGCCATTTTTTTGTACCCCATGCCATACATTACACCAAGACCAATAGTCTTAGCCAACTTACGATCAATACCCGCCATCTCTGCTGTTTGCTTATGAAAGTCTAAACCCTTTTCAAAAGCTTCTTTAACTTCTGCAGCACCTTCGCTTTTTATCTTAACAGCAAAATGCGTAAGAATTCTAGGTTCTTGTTGTGAGTAATCAGCTGATAGCCATTCTTCTCCTTGTTCTGGTATAAACAATCTACGTAATTCAGAACCAAACTCATTTCTAATTGGCATCTGCTGTAAGTTAGGAGCATACATAGAAAATCTACCCGTTACAGTTCCTCCACTATCCCCACGAATTTGATTAATGTGAGCATGTAATCTACCATTGTAAATATACTTAGATATGCCATCAATAAAAGTACCTTGTAATTTATTAAGAACCCTTGCTTTAGTTATCATTCTAGGAAGTTCATGAGGATGTGACTCTAAAAAACTTTGTGTAAAACTAGGAGCTCCAAGGGCGGTGGTCGGATATTCAAGATTAACATTGTCGAATGCCTGGGCCACTGACCTAGCTGCATTGATCTGTACATCTTGCCCTACTAAATCTTTTATTCTTTTAAGATATTTCTTTTCCTTATTCAGTAATTTCTTTTTAAGACCTGCTGCTTTATCAATGTCTACACGCACTCCACGTTTAGTCATGTTAAAAATAACACGGATAAGACGACACTCTACATCATAAACACCATCAAGATCTTGGTCTTTTATTTCTGGTGCTAATCTTTCATGTAAACGCCAAGTTAATTTAGCATCTGCTTCTGCGTACTCGCCTACAAATTCAGCAGGCATTTTATACATTTCAGCTTTAGGGTCTAGACCTAGCTCCTCTGCCTTAGCTTTAAGTAAAGTTTCATTTTTTCTTTCAGCTAAATACTCAAAACCTATGCTCGTTAGTGCATAACTAAACCTGTTTTCATTAAGTAAAGAAGAAGCTATCATAGTGTCGTGGATATATCCTTTAACTTCTATGTCTACTGTACTTAACCAACCTATGTCATACTGTGCATTGTGAAATACTTTTTGTATAGATTCGTCTTCACACACCTTTTTAATGTATTTTAAGACAACATCCCTGTCCATATTTCCACCACCCTCATGTGCTATGGGGTAATAAGCAGTGAAATCACCACTAGATATGGCAATACCTATGACCATTCCGTCTCTTCTTGCCCACCCTGGACCCATTGTTTTTAAGTTAGTATCACAAGTCTCAAGATCAATAGCTACAACTTTTCTTCCCTTCATAGAAGGAAACTCTGTAGGATGTAACCATTCTGCTTTTACCTCATTAGATATTTCCATTTTTTAACTCCCCTGCTATTGCCATGTATGCTGAGGCATCAATAAAATCATCTACATTATCCTTACCTCTTTGTGATCTTGAAATTTTTAATAGCGCCATCATTACTGCTACTTCATCAGAAGTAATCGCCACCATTGGTTTTAATTTACCATCTAAAAATATACTCCAAAACTCTGCAATTGTTTCATGGTTTATTTTAGTATCTCCATGTGTTTCTTGTCTCCCACCGTTGACTAACTCAGCAGCTTTTAATAATATTTCACTCTTATTCATAATATAAATCCTCTATCTCTTTGGTTATTAATAATGTGTAAACTTTCTTTTGCCCTAGTGGCACCCACATAAAACACTCTGTTAGTGTCGTCTGAATCTTTTTCCATTTCTTCTTGTGCTGCTCTTGATAGATCAGTTAGCAACATAACATTGTCACACTCACCACCCTTAGCTACATGAATTGTACTCATATTAATTTTAGGATCAGCTGTCAGACCACCGTGCTTTTGTAAAGCCATGACATATGATTTATTTGATTCACCCATAGAATTAAAAGCTATGTCCCAAGGAACATGCTCATTTATTAAACCATGATTATTTTTTAAATCCTCTAAATTAAACAAAGATTCTTCATTTTCTCCTTTAAAAGTTTTACCTCCTCTTTTAATACCTGTACCTGATTTAATTTTGT